GCATATTGTTCTGCCGTGAGGCCAAGGCGCTTGGCGAGAGCGACTTGTGTTGAGGTTAATTGCACTCTGCGTGGTTTTTTTCCACTCCGCTGTGCGGGGGCAACCACGGAACCAGTTTGACGAACAGGTGCTTCTTCCTCAATTATCTGTTCACCAAACTTGTCTGGGAATCGTTGACGCATTGAAGCGTCAATACGATTATAATATTCATCTGCTTGCGTCTTTGGATTTAAGCCTTCTTTTACCAGCTTTTCATGCAATCCAAATGCATAACCTGTCATTTCAGAGTCTTCACCAAACCAAGAGTTTTCAGATGCCCATGCCTTTGTTTTAGAATCTAGCTCAGGAATCTTTTGTTTTGTTGGCGGAGCCTCCTCTGGAACAGTCTCCTCTTTTGGTGGTGTATAAGAGTCAACCCTAAATTTTTCGTTTTGAAGACTGTTAAGCTTTGTATTTGCATCTAACAGCTTATCTGGGTCACCACTCTCATAAGCCTCTTTATATTCTTTTTTAGCCTGCTCTATTTGGGCATCAACTCTACCCTTGGCCTGCTCTACTAAAACACCTTCGCCTTCTTGTATTGTTTTGCGAAGTTTTTTATTATCTTCATATAATTTTTTAGCATAACCGACTGCTTCTTCTTGCAGTCTTGCGGCCTCTTCTTTTGCCCGTCGCTCCTCGTGAAACTCATATTTTAATTGCTTAATGCGCTTTTGCACATTTTCGCTATAGTTTGAGATTTCATCATCTTCTGGAATTTGCGGTTCCGCATCTTCCGCACGACGAGGCTTTCCTTTGTCTTGCTCAGGTGTGTCATCTACAATGTCCACCTCAAGCTCAACATTGTTTTCCAATTCTACCTCAGTACCCTCTTCTAGCTTTTCTGCTGTATTCGTATTCATGCTCTTGTATATCCCCTTGGGTCTTCGACAACTGCTTCCACAGTGTCATCGTTAATAAGACGAAACTCCTGTTTTTCAATCTTAAATCTTGTGCCTGAATAAGACCGAAAAATAACGAAGTCACCTTCTTTGCAATATGGACCATTCGGAAACTTATCTTTATCTCCGTATGCGTCTGGCCCAGCTTTAACAACAAAGCCAATAACTGACGCGGTTTGTTCCGCTTGCTTTAAAGCATCAGGCATATAAATGCCTGCATCTGTCTTTTCTTTAACCTCAAGTGGTTGTATCAAGAGTTTGTACCCAGTGGGTTCGGGTATTTTGGTTGCGACTTTTTGGTCGACTTCTTTTTTTGCAGAATACATCTGTTTTCCTTGCAGTGATTTAGGTTCACAGTACCTTGCAGGCCTTGCCTGAAAGTCTCCACTAACGAATATATAGCATATAAATGCTTTACGGAACCCCTACTCTTCTTCTAATCTTTTTTCCAAATCTAATATATCACGTTCAACTAGAGCTAAAGCTTCAACTTTGCCGACAAGGCGAATATATTCTTCATGGTCCTGACAGCCGCCACCAGCCATGTGGTCGGCTATGTCATTCATGTAGATTCTAATTTTATCCCTTATCACTTCCAGCATTGTCTATCTCCTCTGTGATTGTTTTGCCAAGCTCAATTCCATATCTCAGGTCTTCGCGCTGTCCTTCATAACGTGTTTTTGCCAAGTCCACTCCAAGTCTTGCGCCCTCACGCCGCTCCTCAGACTCAATGCGCTCTTCTTGAACCGCGATATTGGCCGCAGATTTATTCATATCTGATTGCAACTTAGCCAAATCAAGTTGCTGTTTGTGCTGGAACTCAGCTTCTTTAAGAGCAATTTCACGTTGTTGTATTTGTGTAAGCGGGTCTTGCTCCTGCTTTCTTGCCTCTTCTTCGGCCATTTCAGCTTGATTTTGATTTAGAAGCTTTCCTGCCGCTTGTGCCGCCAACCTAGAAATTTCTATTTCTATATCTTCTGGCAAAGGCTTGTCCTCACTAGGCATTCCTACGCCAAGATTTTTTTCTATTTCTTTTCTATACTGGAAGGCTACATGCTCAGTGATATGTGCTGACAAAGCTGCCTGTATCGCTCCAGCAAAAGGTGACTGACCCACAATTTCTTGTAGCTTGGGGTCTTGAGCGGCAGCAATGTGAACCTGTATATGCGCCTCATGGTCTTGATACTTAAAGGCCTTTACAGGCTCCTGTTTTAGAATAGCCATGTTTTCAGTAACAGGGTCTGACGCCTTGACATCATCTGGAAGTTTTACGATTTGGTCTGCGTCTTTAATTCCAAGCACTTCGAGCATTTGACGATGCAGCTTACCCATGTCATAGAGATTCGGAGCTTGTTGAGCAAGTTGCATAGCCGCCTGATATTGCACGACTCTTTGTGACATGGTTGCGGCGTTGGGGTCGGAAACTGGGATAATATCAACCCTATCATCAAAATCCTCCTGACGATTAAAGTTTTCTTCTAGCTGATAAGAATAGCTTGGCCCCATATAATCTTTTATTATTTTGCCCAGTATTCTAAGTTCTTTTTTGAGAGCCGCATGAAGGCGAGCCTGAACACCAGACATTACCTTCATGGAACGCTCCATTAACGCGAGCGTAGTTCCGACCGGAGCTTGCGGGTTGAGGTTTCCAACTTGTACATCAGCAACGGAGCCAATCCTTCTCCCCTCTTCCACGATATTTCCGAGAAGCTGGTATAATACTGATGATGGCTCCTTGTAAGGAAGGAATGCAATCGAGTCCCTAATTGCACCCCCCGGCACGTCCACGTCGCGGAATTCACCCGGCATGAGAGGCGAATCGTCACCTTTAATACGTAATCCGCGAGCTTTAAGACCAGCGGGGAGATTAGAGAGTGTACCCGCATCAATAAGTTGGCGCAGAATACTTGTGGCACTTTTAGCAAGACCACCAATAAGATGAATAAGACCCGTTCCATAGAACCCAAGTCCCGGCAGGTATCTGTAGTGAACAAAGTGTTGTCTCTTACGCTTTTTAGAATCTTCCTCATACCAATTTCTCCTTATTGATAAAATGGTTAGACTAGACTTGTCCACCGTCACCACATAAGGTCTTGCAATGCCATCAGCATCCTCGAATGGCTCTGGTAAATTTAAGTCAGCGTGAATCTCCAAAATTGTGTGTCTGTCATCGTCCTCAAGAACGGCGGTTTCTCCATCAATCTCATCATACTTCTCTTGGATATCTGATTGGTCTGGCTCTGGGTCAGGTAACTCCACATCAGTATAAAAGCCATTAACCTGTAACTCGATAATTTCATTTGCAGTCTTCTTCATCACATGTGTATATCGTGGCGCAGTCATAAGGTCTGATGCACCGTAAGAAACAACAAAATCTTCTGCTGGAACAAACATGGCGCACGGACGCTCCATGATTGGGTCATAGTAAACTTTTTTAAATGCAGAGCCTGCCAAAGGTAATCGAAACAGCATTTGCTCTGTTTCTTCTCGATATTCTGTCATCTCCTCTGTGAGAAGATAATTCATTTCTGTTTCTACACGGGTGGCCTGCTCCATTTTCTCTGGGTCACGCTTTCCCATGACTTTTGTACGCACTGGGCCAGCGGCAGGAAACAATTCTCCCATAGCCTGTGCCTGAAAACGAACAACAGCCTCTGTCAACACTGGATGAAAAACACCAGCCGCGCCTGCCCAAGGCTGTGTGCGCTCTTCAATCTTCATGCCAAGAAGGTCTAAACCCTTGACGTAAGACCTAGCCCACTCTTTTCTAGACTCACGGTCAGCAACAAAATCATCAACTAATTCAGAAGCAAGAGAATCCAGTTCTCCCTCTTCCATATACTCAGCCAAGTTAGCGTCATGCTCAGGCCCCATAATGGACTCAGCAACCTCACCCGTGAAATCAATAACCATAGACTCATCTTCGGATTGAACGCTAACCATGTCTGGGTTTACTATTTCAACCTCAACCTCTGGAGCGTCTTCTATATCCAGATTTGCTGGACTCATTTGCTTTTCTACAGCCATGATACTTATTCCTGTGAGTTTTCTAATTTTTGCATAATAACAGAATATCTACCGTGATGACAGTCTGAGAGGTCGCTTACAACAAACCAACCTTTTTCTTCATAAATTTTTATTTCGTGATGCCCAACATATCTGACAATAATTTTTTTAGTAATACTCCACTGGTCTTTTGTATTTTGGTTCGTCATCCCACTCATCCATAACGCTTCTTATCCATCCACCTTGACGGAATCTCAACAAAGCCTGAGTTGTGGAGTCAACCAAGTCATCATTTTCTCCCGCAGGGAATGCCGCACACTCTTCTATTACTTCTTCCGCCCATCTTGTATGTGGCGTCCACACAACGCCAGAGGCGAACAGGTCTGTTACGGCATTCACCCTAGCTATTTTATCCTGTCCACGGGACGGTGTAAACTCAGTCACAGGTATTCCCATAGCCCTTAATTCAAAAATCAACGGGGAACCTGCTGCCTTTGCTTCAACAATCATCTGGTCAGGCTCAAACTCCCAGTATTTATCATAGGCGGCTCTTTTTAATTCTGGAAACTCCAGCTTTTCTTTATACGCATCCAGCAGAATTAAATTAGGAACGGTTTCCCCTTGGTCATTAGGGTGGTTAAATATACCCCATGTTGTACAAGCACTGTAGTCTGCCCGTTGTGTTTTCAAAAAGGCCGTATCCCAACTTTGTATTATGGCCTCACACGGTGGCGGATTCTCATATTCCCACTCTTGCCACCATTCTCTTTTTATTAATGCACCCTCTTCAGCAGTTGGGTCTTGTTGATATTGGGCTGACCATTTGGAAATCGGGAGTTCGGCCTTTAATGCCTCTAGCTGGTCTACGGGCCAAAACTCAGGCCAAAGCGGTTCACCGGACGGCATTATTGCCGGAAGCTCAATTACTTCCCACTCATCCGCGCCCTCTCTTTGTGTGGCTGACTTTACGATTTGACCAGTTAAATCTTTTACAGACCAACGGGTCATAACAATAATTATTGCCCCTCCCGGCTGGAGTCTTTGCCTTGGTCCTGATGTATACCATTCGTATACCTTGTCGTAGACTTCCGTGTTATAAGCCCCCAATGCCGCCTCTTGTTCCGAGTGGGGGTCATCAATAATGAGAACATCAGCACCTTTACCAGTGACCGCACCGCCAACACCAATCGCAAAGTAATCTCCTTTTTTGTTTGTGTTCCAACGACCAGCAGCCTTTGAATCTGCTGATAGAGATATTCCGGGAAACACCTCTTGAAAATCCTCTTGGTTGATTAGATTTCTAACCTTACGACCAAAACCCACAGCAAGCTCTGCGGTGTGCGCTGTCTGAATAATTTTTTTCTCTGGGTATCTTCCTAAAAACCAAGCAGGAAATAAATATGATGCAAACTCTGACTTGGTGTGTCGTGGGGGCATGTTGATAATCAGGCGTTTTAGCTCTCCATTTGCTACACGCTCAAATGCATTTGCCATGATTTGATGATGTCTTCCGTTTATAAACGCAGGCCATACTCTATTTACAAACTGTAGGAAGTCACTTCTAGCGCCCTCACGAGACTTTGCCTCTTCAAGCTCACTTAATAGCTCTAGTATCTCATTCTTCTTTTGCGGGGGAAGTTGAGCTATCTTTTGCTTTACTGCTGATAATGTACTCATGTATCGCTAACACAACGATTTATCAAAACTGATTTTGCAAGCTCTAACAAAAACACCATATCCGGACCCTTGCCATGTGATGTGGCCATAAACAAGTTGCCTTCATCAGTCCATCCAACAACAAGTGCCTCTGTCATAGAAACCTCTTCACGAAGCACACCCAGCATTTCTTTTGGGTCTAAATCAGGGTCTTCATGTATAGATGGGTTACCCGGAAATTGTATTATATTTGTCATCTTCAATTTCTTCCAGAATCTCTATTCTGTCTCGATGTATTGATATTTTATCAAGTTCACCCTGAATAGCCTCAAGAATATCGGAATGCTCTCCTATTCCTGCTGGATTAGATAGATAAACATTTATGTTTGTTTTGTGCAACTGAATGTTGCCATGTGCCTGAGCAATCAAAGCACGGATTATTTCTTCTTTCATACTTAACTCCCCCTCCCTAGAAAATGACGGCGGGGGAGCAAACTAGTATTTGCTCAACCCCACCGAGGGTGTCGGGAGACGTTACACCCCAAGTAACTATACAACACAGTTACCTGTTACACTAGACTCAGATATATATCTATATTAATATATATAATATATATAATATATATAACATATAAGGGAAAAACTAGAAATGAAAGAATTTGCCCTTGTGATAAGTATGTGGGGTCATACGGGTGTTGAATGGGAGTTTGTAGGCAATCAATCCATTCTAAGAGAAACTCTATCTCAGGAACAATGTGAGTTTCTATCTCACGAAGAGATGTGGAATCACGAAAACAAAAACAAATATTA